GCTAAGTGCTGCATTTTTTGAAAAACGAATTTGCCCAACATACCTGCTCCCCCCGCGTGCGTTTTCTGTCCCCTCGCCGGTGTCCAAATATTGCACGTCAGAGTATATGCGGCGCAAACCATCCGGGTGTCTGAAGTCCCTAGCTTTATCACCCCTGAAGACCATCCACCCATTTTCCCCGGCTATACGTTGCACTTGAACGGTATTGTAGTTTCCATCTAAGAATACCCGCGAACCCCTCAACCCGTTTTGTTTCAGTTTCCACTTATCAGCAAGGTCGCGTATCTGGCCAACCGAAACAACTTTTTCCCTTTCAATGAGCCTTGATTGAAGCACCCCGCCAATCAATGCCCAAGCGCGGATAATAACATAGTAATGATCCTTCTGGACATCCACGGTTGCAAACATCAAAGGCTCTTCACCACCCGTTTCCCATGCTTGGCCAAGCAAATAATCACCACGCGCATTTTCTTGAACTTCGTCTGTAATGTATTCACTTTCATTCCACGGTTGCGCGAGTTGTTTGCGCACAAAGTTTTCTAATTTTGAAAGGTCGCCCCGGCTCCTTGCTATTGTTGCCTCTTTCCACTTAGTTACCAAGTCAGGCCAAGGCACATGAACCATCGCGTTATAATTATAGAAGACAATATCCGGGTCTCCTTTTTCGTTCATCGGTATATAGCGTCCGCGTTGGTTGCGCCTATCTTGGTCGGCAGCATCCCAATCCATTCTACCCTCACATAGTTGGCATTGATAATAAGCTGACTCCCTGAGCTTAACCCAATTAATCATCCCTTCCTCGTCCATTACGTCCTCGCTGGAGGCGTATCGCATACCGCCGGGCGGCACTTGCCCATTAACAGCAGGGAGCTTCCATATGTATGGTATTTCCCCATCACAGCAATCGCATTTTATATGCCAAGTTCTCTGGGTTGATTTTTGCCATAACCTGTCAAGCTGCGACCCGGCTGTTTGCCCGGATGATGGCAGGAACATTTGCCAAGCCCATGCGTAAGAACTTTGCCTGTCATGTATCTGCTCTAACCAACCCTCTTCATCTTTATATGCCCAAGATTCATCGGCCGTAATTCGCTCAAGAGTTTTGGAATTTCGGTTCGCCATTATGCCAGCAGAAAGCAACCGTATGTATCCATAGACGGTGCTTGTGTAGAACTTGGTTCGGCGATATGGCTGGTCTGGAATCAGGCTAGTGATTGTATCTGTGTTATCAATAAGGGGAACAAACTTGTCATCTGAAAACTCCTTGAGTGCTTCACTTGTTAGGTCATAATGGGCAGCATTGCACGGCGAGGTCTTAAGTCCATATAGTTGTATGAGTTGAGCCGTTAGGGTCTTAATATGCTGAACGCTACCAATCAACCCCACATACCCACCTCTTTTTTTTGCTGCCATGCGGATCGGCTCAACAATAAGCGGGTGGTTTTCCCTTTTGAAATACCCGTAGTCAAGTTGAACGTTTTCTTCCAACCAAGCTATGGGATCTCTACGCTTTACGCTTCTCAATTCAGTCATATTCAATGTAATGCTTTTCTTCCGTTTTGGCGGTATCAATAACCCACTGCGGGAGGTTGCACTCACCGGGCGGATTAGCTGCTTTTTGGAGACTCTCAAATATTGTTAATGAGGTTAACTGCGGGGCTAGTATTTCATAGACTTCCGCCGCTTCTAGGTTGCTTAACCGTTGCGCTATTTGCTTACTGAATTTATCACAACAAGCATTTGCGGAATGGAACAATGTGCGCAAAATCCTTTCGACCTCCGCCCTAGCTAACATCTCCCCGCGCTCTATCCCTAACTTTTTTTCATGGGCTTCCCTTTCCCTTATTTGTTTTTCAATTTTGAGGTATGCGTTCAGCGCCATTTTTTCCCTAGACTCATCACAAGCCTCTTTTGCCAAACGCAAATCGGCCAAGTATTCGTCTCTGAGTTCCTCCGCCGTTTTGGTTTCAACCCTTAATATTTTAGCATTTTCTTTTTTGGTGTTTTTGGTTTTGAATTTGCCGGGGTTTTCATTTCTGTATTTTTTCTTCCATTCGTCAGCGCCGCGAATGTTGTTGTCTAGCATCCATTGGTAAACCTGTTCGTTAGTGCCACCAAACGGGGCTTCTAGTTTCTTCCACCTAACTATAGAACCCCGTCTGCCAACCCCGAACTCTTTTGCTAATTCTTGCTCTGTCTTCATTGGGCGCAAGCCTAGCTCTTTTCTTCTGTGGTTTTCTACCGCCCTCCTATCCGCCGCAGTTAGGGTTTTACCGGCGGCAACCTTGCCGGCAATGTTCTTGATATTGAGTGCTTCAAGTTGTTCGTATTTGTTTTCTGGTTTCAATGTGTTATATGTTTAAGTGCGCCCTTAATGTTTGAACCTCTGCATAATAATCTTTATATTTACAAACGCGCATCCCCTCGGTAATAGTATATGGAATAGAATCCGGGAAGGCATCCCATATTTGTTGAGCCGCAAGCATGTTGTTTTCATAGGCGTAAAAACTGAAAGCGGCCTTACCTGCATCAATTATGTAAGAACCAAATACGTCTTTATAATTAGGGTCTATACAATAAACACCATCAGACACCAAAACATTTTGTGTAGAAAGATCACCGTGATAAAATGTTGCCGGGTGTTTAGTTAGTTTAGGGGCATCGAAGTTTCTTATGTTGTCTTTGTAGGTTTTGTAACTGGCCTCGTTTATAGGTGCTAAAATAGCAAAACTTTTCAACAAGTGGATTATTTCACAAACGTGCGGTTTACGGGCATTTTGTATTTTTTCAGTTATAATTAATTCGTCATTAGCAAACCTAACATCCGGCGTTAAGACACCTTCAGCTTTTGCTTTCTTATACCAATTGAACTCACTCTTTGCTGTGGTGCATTCTTTTATACATGTTCTTTCTGTTAGGATTATATTGTTCTTGGTGAATTGGCTTTGTATTGTTGTGAAATCAGACACCTCGCTTATGGTCATGTCGTCAATATAGAGGTGGGCATATTCTTTATTAAAAGATAATTCGTTGTGGGGAACCCCATACCTATGCAACCACTCTTTGATAGGGTTGTAATAGCGTTCCCGTTTCTGTTTTTTGGTTAAATTATTCTTAGCCCCCCGAGCAGTTACGATTTTTATGTAGCAACCACAAGCGCGAAGCCGCTGTATCAATTGAACATTTGGGGTCAGGTCTTTGATTCTTGAGTTACCCATTGCAAGGGTATTATCAAAATCAACGGCAATGATATTCATATTCTTCTTCTGTTCCTAAGTGAATTGTTTCACATAGTAAAATGTCAGCCCCGGCCATCGCACTTGCTATGTCATCACCCTGCATTCTTTTGAGGGTTTCATCAATATTGGTTATAAAATAAACGCCGGCATTTATACCGTTCCGCATATATAAAGTGTCGCGGGTGTATTCGTTTGCAATCCCATCAAGAACAACAATGTCACTATCAACTATCAAAACATTTTTCCACCCCTTTAAGTAAGCTAGTGTTTCCCCCCTTGTATTGGTAGGGCGGCAATAATATCTAGGGTATCCCTCTACATCATGGTGGGTTAGGACAATGGCAGTAGGGAATTTTTCATAGAGATGCTGCAAAATGGTTTTGCCTTTATATGGCAGTAGGAATTTCGGAACCGGGTAGCGAGCCATCCTTTCACCTTTGCCGTTTGCTGTAATTATTATGTGTTGGATTTTTTGTTTCATCTTAACAATTTTATTTCATCATATTTGCTTTTAGTTCCTTTCTTGATTGCCGCGTGCCTTGGGAATCTGCGAACGATATTCATACCCGCTGTTGATTCAAGTTCAGCACGGTTATCAAGCATTTGCATCCCGCCCTTCGTTGTGTAGTTGTTTGTCTTGGCGGCAACATAGTCCAATCGGACAGACCCTTTCTTGTAAACAGCATAAAGAATACTCCTTTCATAATCGGTTTTACTGTGTTCTTGTATTAAGAGCCGCTCATCGCCGTCAGCTTTAAATCCATACATGTTGGCAACTATGTAATTGAACCCCCTCCTAGCAATGGGGCGCATGAAGTATTTATTAGATGAGGGGTAAATACCCCATAGGGATTTCCCATATTGGTGCATCAATGCAAAACCTTTTTCCACGGTTTGCTGCGGTGTTTCTTCAGCAATAGAAACCAACCCTTTCACATCGTCTTCTATAACCAGAACATCGCGCCCGTCCTTGAAATAACTATGTATAAAATTGAACTTGTCCCTAACGGTATCTGTATCCGCATTGACCAAATTAACACCACAACCGCCAAGGGTTTTTTGGTAGGCCGGGGCTTGTTCTTTGTCGCTTATGAAAATATAAATATCAGCTGGGTCAGCACATAATTGGTTCAATGCAAAGTTCAATGAGTGTGTAAGTATTAACTCACTCCGGTGGTGGCTAGGTATCGCAATAGTCATGTTTGCTTTTATTCTTCGTTATTGGTTGCGGCATTAGCCGCCCTTAAACGTTCTTCTTCATGCGTTCCGCAATCAATCATTTTCTTCCTGTAATACATAACCGTGCTGACCCGCAATGCGTCTTTAGATATTGTTTTGATTGGTGTGTTACCGTGCCACTTGTGGACGTTCACCAATAAGCAATCATAATTCTGCATGTCTATAGCTATGCGCCATTCTGGTAAGACAAAATATCCGCCTTTAAACTTGCCCCGCCGAAGTGCTACAAGATTGCCAAACCCCTCCTCAAAATCACCCTTGTCTTTATGGACTGCGGTTTGCCAGTTTTGGTTAACTGTTACCGTTGAGAAAGCTGTGTTAGGTATTACAAAATCTTGGCTTGTTGCATCCGCTTCCGCTCTTTGCAGTTTGTAATTTTCGGGTATCAATTCTGCAAAACAATTATCAACAAATTTGACAAGCGGGTAAACATCTTTCCAGCGTTCAAAATGGTTTTGGTTGAAGGCCGTCAATCTGCAATATGGTATCCGTGGGTATCTATCATAATAACCAATGATGCCAGAGCTTATGTCGTTAGCCCTTCCTTGTTTGCTTACCGTTCCATCTTTTTTAATGTTCTTGTATTGTGTTCTCCCGGCCTTTGCCGCTTTGCTGTTTTTGATTTTAGCTTCTAGTGCTTTATCAACTTTGCCCTTTGTAATGTTTTCAACAATGCCACCACCCGCAGTCCCACGGTTGTCACTGGAAAACTTGTGTTTAAAAAGCACATCGGCGGCTCGTTTGGCCACCGGTTTCGGGATAATCCCTTTCCTGAATTTGAAAAGCAACTCCCCGGTTTCCTCATCGTAAGCATCGGTGTCTGAATCAATAAGTGTATCAAAACTGTCATCGCCGAGCAGGTGTGTAGCTAAATGTTCCCCAACCCAATTATCAGAATAAGATCTCTTTGCTTTTAAAACGTTCATGCAGTTACCAATCTATAGACGGTGTCTGTTATGGTTTCCCCTTCTTCTTTAGCCTCTTTAACCGTGTCCATGAATGTTTTATGCGTGCGGTCGTTTAAAAAAATCTGAACCATTCGGACACCTGCCTCTTCTAATCCGCCGGGTAATTCTAGGTCTAGGTCTACTGCACCATCCTCTGCTCCATCAAATTCCGACCCAAAGCTAAAATCACTTTCGGAAAAACCCCAGTCAAGGAGGTCGGTTAATTCAAACTCGTTTGCTAACACATCCCAATCCCAAGCTCCGCCGGCTTTGTTGAGGCGGATATTAAGCTCTTTTTCTTTTTCTAATGGGAGGCTTACTTCAATGGCCGGGACATGCTCATTGCCCATAGCTTCCCAAACCTTAATTCTTTGGTGGCCTCCAATAACAATGTTTTCCCTACCCTTGAAAGTGTTAACAACAATAGGATTCACAAAACCAAAAGATTCAAGGCTTTCTTTAATTTGTTGGTATCCTATTTTACTCAGTTGCCTTGGGTTGTAATTAGCTGGGATTAAGTCTTTGGTTTTAATATTGGTTACTTTCATGGTTTCCCGCATCGTAGAAGGAAACCAGTTATGCAGTCAACTGGAAATTTTGTGACATAGTATTATTTTTTTTGCCTCGCGTAAGAATATAAAAGAACGTCGCTAACC